ATTGATTGACTTCATGCAAAGCAATCTAAACAACTATTTGATTCCCAAAATGTCGGAAAGAGGATTTGATTATGTTGGTGAGGAAAACGACAATGATGGATTACCTATATTCACCTTCAGACAGAAAGGTACTGGATTCGAAATAAAAAGTAATGATTATAAATTTCCATTCTTCAGAGATAATGAAACACTGAAGAACATTTATGAACCATTGGCCGAACCATTGCAAAAAATAGAAAAATTACCACAAATTTATGAAAAATTGCAATTACAGACCGGTCAAGCTGCAGAAAAATTGGAAAACTTATATGTTTCTTTGATAGATAAGGCAAAAATTAAAGAATCTGTTTCAGAAAACAATTCTTCCACCACACAAGTTAATAATGTGGTTAATGGTACAAGTCAGATAGTTGATACTTCACCTATGTCATCCAGAAACCAAGACAGTTCACTGAATAGTTGCTTGAATAAATCGACAGTACCTTGTTGAACCAATAAAAAACCCCGCCGAAGCGGGGTTTAAACTATCATTCTTCAGCCAACTTGGAGAAGTAGTTCATGTCGTCATCATCACTACTTACATCAAAAGGTGGATCCTCATCGTTGGATTTCGCTTTTGGTGCAGCTCTCATCTGTTCAACTGTAGTCTTAGGTACATCAGTTGCACCCAATACTTTATCCAGTCGAGCTTTCAAGTCCTCATAAGATTTGAATTCTTTATCAGACACAAGTTCCAATAGAGAAAGTTCTTTCTTCCAAATACTTTCAAGCTCATCATCGTCATTAGACAATGGAGCAGGAGATTCAAACTCTGATTTATCATAGTTCTGATAACCAGCGACCTTAGTGATCTTCAGCTTGAAGTTTGCACCTTTCCACAAGTCAAATGGATTGATAGGTGTTTCATCTTCAAATTGAGGATTCATTGCTTCGGTGATTTTGTCAAAAATCTTGGAACCGAAACGGAACAAACGAACTGTTCCGTTGTTTTCTGGATGCTTAGGATCATTCACAATATAAACGTTTGCAACATAGTTGAGTTTACGTTTTTGTTTACGAACGATTTCCTTGTTGGCTTCAACACCAGAGTTCCACAAACGGTTGTTGTGTTCACACACTGGGCATTGTTGATTCTTTGTCGTGAGACAGTTATCAATTAACCAACCACCAGGACCTTGGAATCCATGTGAGAAAATCTTGACCCAGGGTAGACCGTCATCACCATCTTGTGAAGGTGCAGGTAGAAAACGGAGCGTGGCCATGCCATTACCCGCTTTGTCTACTTCAGGTTTCCAGAAATTTTCTTTGTCGGATTTTGCTTCGGACGAAGCCATTGATTGAAGCTTCTGCTTCAGATTGTCCAAGTTACCACTGGACTTTTTGAGGGATGCGAAATTACTCATATTATTGCCTTTCTAACGGAATATAACGGATTATAAACGGAATGTCCACGTATTTCATAATGTATATTATATTTATCCAATTAAAGATACATTTTTAGTTGGGAAATGGTAGACAATGCATCTTTATGCCAGATGGCGATACCACCTGCCTTATTCCAATCCTCAATGACACTGTATGTATCATCAATGATAATGGAATCTGGTGTGGCAAACTTATACTTGTGTCGTTTGCCAGGAACAAAATTGGTCTTCCAACCGATGTTGTGGTCGGACAACCATTCTGTCTTTTGTTTTGAAATTGTATCATACACTTCATCATATGCGGTGGAGGACAGAATCTCTTTTGGAACATCTACTGTATTCAGAAACCGAATCAACACATGTGCATCCTTCATGGGACTCAATGTGGAGAATTGTTCAGTCTTAATAAAATCATCAAAGTTGGCACGAAAGGTAGTTCTACGTACTTGGTCTGAAATTTCACCGTATCGTTCCGTGTATCTCTTTTCAAAATCACATAGAACGCCATCCATGTCAACATAAATTTTCTTAATTTTCATAATGTTCTTTCACAATTTCCTTGAATTTGGCCTTATCGTAATTGATAAACGGAATATACTTCTCAATCTTCAATTGCCAATTTGGCCAAATAATGTCATCATCAATTTTCTTTTTCCACATAGGAAAGAAACCCATCATGTCATTCAATATGGCCACCGTTTCAATCATCACGACACCTTGCATCATTTCTGTCAACAGATAAGGATAACTTCCATTGTCAACAAACAGGCAATTACCAGAAGATTCAAACAAGTGTATTATATCTTGTTCAAACTGGTAAGTCAATCTCTGGTTTCTTGTTTGCCATTTACGGAACGATTCTTCACCTTCTGCACCAGCAATGTCACCCACCCATTTCACATCACCTTCCAAAAAATTAGCAATATAGAACTGTTGTAGTTCTTGTAGATTGTATTTTCTGGAGAGTTTATAGAATGAGTATTTGTCCTTCCGGGTTGCAAATGAATTCTTGCTTACATTGGTCTTGCCGTGGTACTTAAAGAAATCATATGAATTGGAAGTGAAGTGTAATTTGAGAGCATTATATAAAGCAAAGGCAGAGAAACCACTGCCTTCTTCAAATTGAAACGTCATACTGGCAGTCTGGCGGTTTTCTTCAGTAGGTTTAGTTCCTGTGCTTCTTCACGAATCTTGCTTTTCATGGCCGAGGAAACCAATGTTGAAGCAACATCAATTTCCAGACCAGATTTCTCACAATAGGAGACAATAGTGTCCATGATACTTTCTCCTGACGACAGGGAAAGTTCCATGATTCTTTCACTAAACTCCTGAATTTCTGTTTTTGTAGGCATTATGTTCTTGTATAAAATAGATGATTACCAATTTTAGTAACGTACTTTAATTTCCATTCCGGTCTAACGGTTGTGTTATGAAAATACATTGCTTTCGTTTTATGGATTATATCATGCAATTTATGTTCGGTCAATGCTTTCTTGGCAACAATCAGTGATTCTTCCCAAGCATATTTGTTACGGATTTCGTTTACCTTTTCACCTACCCAGCTGAATTGGTAAATACCGTTTGATTTTTGATACACAACACCACAAACCGTTTTAGGAAAGTTTGGGTTATTTGTGCGGTTGATAGTCACCTGAGCAACGGCAAGCTTGCCTTCATATGATTCTGTGCCAGCCTCAAAATAAACATTCTTGGCCATGCATAGTAATTGCTCATTAAATTCTTGTGCGACTCTTTCTTTTTCTGTGATTTGTTTTTGATGTGCTAAAACGGGTAGTAATGTGAACAGTGTTAGTATGATCCACTTTTTCATTATTTCTCCTATGTTGTTGAAGGTTGGTTATTCTGTTACGAGGAAACCAACCGAAACCCTAGTCAGCGTTTAGGCTGCCAATGCGAAATTTTCTTCATTTGCATTTAGTTTGATTTGCTTTTAACGTCTACTCCTGACGAGTTGTCCACTCTGTTACTCTTTGCCCTGTCGAAACCATGGCAGGCCCATCATAAAGAAACTACTTGTTTTATAATAACAGAACCATCTTTCTCTACGCATCTGGCTACTCTTCCAGTTGACGGAAATTTTCTACTTACCCAATCAGATTGAACTGTTTGCTGTTCGTCAATTTCATAAGATTTATAGTAAGACAATAAATCTTTTTGTTCGGTTTCAGTTAATATAATCATCAAACTTCCTTATGGTGGACCTGGCGGGAGTCGAACCCGCGTCCAGAACACTTTTCTCTTTGCTTCATACAACCATAAATTACTCTGTGCCAGTAACCTTAACCACTACACGGCGGTTCTGAGCACGGCCTGATGCAGTTTTGTTATCTGCAATAGGTTCACGTTTGCCTTTACTTTCAGCAGTGACTTGATCCTTTTCAATTCCTTTACCAATCAAATATTCTCTGACTGCCTCTGCTCGTTTCATACCCAACTTCATGTTGTATTCATCGGAACCAACACTGTCGGTATGCCCAACAGCAACAGCAACGTTAATTGTAACATTTTTTAGGTCAACAATCAACTCGTCCAATGCTTGTTTACCAGCAGGTTTAATTTCACTCTTATCAAAGTCAAAGAACATGTCTGCACTGTAGGTTGCCTTGACAAGAACTTTAGTGACAGGAGTTTCTTCTACTGGCGCAGGTTCGGGAATAGGATCAACTTTAGGTGTTTCTACCTTAGTTTCCACCACTTGTTTTATTGCACCATCACAATCAGGATGTGCGCTTGCAGGAGTCCAAGAACCGTTGCGCCAACATTGTTCTGTATTACTTTTGACTGGAACACCATAACTGTTCACCCAATTATCAAAAGCAAAAGCCGTTGTCACCGTCACGGCCAAAAAACCAGCTATAATTTTCTTCATTTCACCCTCACAATTAATGTACGAATTCTATTGTAAAGGATTTATTTATTGTTGGCAAGTCCTATAAAATTCTATGGCTCCAACCAATCCATCAATGTGGTCCTTGGTTTTCTGTTTGAAAATCAAAGGTTGTTCATTCTCCACTGCCATAATAACGACCAAGTCATCAATCGGTCGACCTATCAATTCCTCATACATGATTGCGTAGGCTGTTGTTTGCCAGAAGTAATCTTCAATATCATGTATGTTCTTGATTTTTCTGGAAGTC